TCTTGTTCTTTTAGTGGCTCTTCTATAATTTTTTTTAGCTCTTCTCCCGTACGGAGTAGTGGTCTGTGTAGAAGAATACATAGCGTGCTAATAAAAAAATGAAAATAAAAAAAATATAAACTTAAGGTTTAGAAAAAAAAAGCGTCTAGCACTGCACTATAATCTCCAGCGTCAAGCTTAACATATAAGCCTATATCAGACCCGGTCTCATACAACACAACACTAGACAATTATGTTATATTTCTTTAGTATATATAAACTCTAATACTATCCCCTCGGCTTAGTATTATGGTTCTCTTGATATTCCTTATGCAACTCTTAAAAGAGAAATCTTATAGCGAAAACCGAAAGGGGGGTACGGGGGGAGGCTCTACGGCCCCCCGTTCTCTCACAGTGAGAGAGAGACCGTCATGTATTGCAAGGACTACCCTATCAAACAAGTCATTATGAGGAGTCGAGACCGATTGAGCCCGCAGATTTCCGCTGGACCGCGCTCGTCTCGAAGAGACTACCAAACAGTGTCCAAAGCGGAAATCGAGGACGCGATTGAGTGTTGAGCGACGAATTAATGACTTTTTTGTTTTTGTCCTTTTTATAATTCTTCTATTACTTGTCAAATATTCTTTTATTATTCATTTAATTCTCTTTGATTTCTACATGAAATCTCACTTAGTTCATTCTTGAGAAATTTCTGAGAATGCCTAGTGTCATATATATATATTATTTTCTAAGCCGAGGGGATAGTATTACCCCGAGGCTAGTACCCAAGACCCAAGCACCCTAAAGTTCGTGAACTTTCAATTTTTGTTTTTTGGTTATAAAATGTCCAAAGTAAAAAATTGGTGCTTTACAATTAACAATTATACTGAAGATGATATTAATCTTCTGGATAAAGTTGATTGTTCTTACGTTATATACGGAAAGGAAGTAGGTGAGAGTGGAACTCCTCATCTACAAGGTTTTATTGTTCTTTATACCAGACAGAGGCTATCTTTTGTCAAAAAACTACATAAAACCGCTCATTGGGAGGCATCTAGAGGAACTGCCGCCCAAGCATCCGAATACTGCAAAAAAGAAGGGAATTTTATAGAACGAGGCGAATGTCCTAAAGCTCCTGCTCTTATTCAAGCTGAAAGATGGAAGAGGACAAGAGACCTTGCGAAAGAAGGAAGAATCGATGAAGTTGATGATGAACATGCCATCAAATACTATAGGACTCTTAAATTGATTGAGCGCGACAACATGCCTAAGCCACCTGATCTTGATCATGTTTGTGGATTATGGTACTATGGTGACTCTGGATCAGGAAAAACAACTAAAGCTAGGACTGAACATCCAGAAGCCTATCTCAAGTCTAGAGATAATTGGTGGGATGGCTATAGAAACGAAGAAGTGGTCATTCTTGACGACTTTGATAAGTTTCATATCAAATTAGGAGCTTTTCTCAAAGATTGGGCTGATAAGTGGTCTTTTAAAGCTGAAACTAAAGGTTCTTACTGTTGGATCAGACCGAGACTGTTTATCATCACATCTCAGTATCATCCTAACGATATTTTTCAAGACTTTGAGACTAGAGATGCGATAAGAAGAAGATACACTTTATTACATTTTAAGAAAGGTCAAGACCCTGTTTATGAAACAGAGCCTGTTCTTATTAGAATTAATGAGAACACAATAGTTACTCAAACAAAACAATAAAGTTTATTTTTTTAACAATCTGTATATCTTATTCTTGCGGTGTAAGCTACTTTTGAATTGCCATTAGCTTGTGATTTATTGCTTACAGCCCACATAGTTAGAGAGTTTGAGAGGATTGCTCCATAAGGAGTATCCGAATTACCTCTATATTCTGCTTGTACTCCAAGCTTTTTGTATATAGTATATTCTCTATTTTCGTAGTTCGTTCCCCATCTTGCATTAAAGGCGTAGTCGTGCAGTATTTTATATCTTGAGGATGTTTGAGGATCTTGCATACATGTTACTGCTGCTGCTTCATCAAGCATAGCAGATTGCCAGTTTGGTACGTTTAAGTTAGCTTGTCTATCCAATATGAGCATTATTCTGAGTACATCACTAGAAAGGTTATCTACTGGCTCGAAGAATGAGAAAAACTTGATAGTTACGTCTAGCATGTTTATTTTCGATCCAATTCTGTTGTTGAACCCTGTTCCTTGGATCACATCATTCAAGGGAATGTTATCTGGAGGTGTTTTAAACTTAACAGTTGTAAACGCTCCTCCTCCTAGTGCATTATTCACTGAGAACTCTTTTATTTCACTTCTTTGGAATATTGCATCCGGTCTGATAGCTCCATACACCATCTGATTTTTTCTAGGATATACAGCCACAGTACCTGCATCAGTTCTTGTTCTTTTAGTGGCTCTTCTATAATTTTTTTTAGCTCTTCTCCCGTACGGAGTAGTGGTCTGTGTAGAAGAATACATAGCGTGCTAATAAAAAAATGAAAATAAAAAAA